TAGCATGGTCTACTGCAATTGTCGCAGCCGTAACAGTAGCCAGCCACGAGTCCCCAGATAAAGTATCGTCTGTGAAATGGTCATGGAAATGAACCATCTCAGGGTGTACTGGTCCCTTTATATTCTGCTCGTGAGAGGCAGCACCCCTAAACTCTAACCTGTCAACTATTTTTACTTGTCCACTCATTTTAATCTCCTTATTTATTTATTTGACGCATTGGAGCGGTCTTTCACCTACGTCATAATACTACCGATGGGTGAGGCATCCTTAACCTCTCCCCCCTGTCTTCTTGCCGTTTGTGTATATCATCTATGCGGTCAAGGTAAAGTTCGTGCCGATTACCAGTAAGCGACCTCGAATCCCTGATTGCTACCGTACTGAACTGACGGGTCATAACTTCGCCACAACAGAATGGTGACTTATCTCCATTGGTCAACACTTCCTGTCTATCCCCGCACTTCCCACATAAATAATCGTATAACGGCATATTAACTCTTCCTCGTGTAGAAGCAGACACCATAGAGGTCTCTCACTTCCAGTACGCCCCATAGGGCTTCGTGCTGGTATCTCCGCTGATGCAGGTCTTCATATTCCTTTGTCCAGGGAGTGTCTATCTGCAAAGCACTTGTGATGGCATCCTTGTGCAACATGGCAGCATAAGCACCTGTAGTAGCTGCCGCCAGATTGTTGGTCATCCGGATGTTACAGCCGTAGATTGGGTGGCTTTTACCAACAATCCCATTTTCCACAGCCCCTATGTTTACATACATCGAAGATACAAACTTGTCGTATTCCAGTAAATCCCTCATTACAGACGGGTCTATGATTAGAGACCTGTCACTATCCATTGGGACATCTTGCTCGTTCAGTACTTCAGTAAGATAGCGCAGAAGGTCATCATCAACCTTACTACCATCTGCCCCTAGAATACCTAATGACGCGCTATTGAGATTAGCGAATAGGGTGGCAACGCTAGTATCCACCACCACCTTGATTGAGTAGGCTGCTTCCCTTCTAGCAGCAGCACCCCAATCAGTGTGACCCTGCTCAATAGTCATATAGTCAACATCAATTGGGATTTCATACCATTTGTCAATTGTAAGTTGCTTCAAGGCTCCAGAAGCAATATTGGTGCTGGCAGCCTTAGTTCCAACCACAATCTCAGTGGCATCCACGTGGTTAGTAATACCGATATTTACGATATTGCCCTTAACGAGGTCTGTTTGCCAGCTATGGTCTATTGCATCCCAGCAAACAAGGTTTTTTTCGGCTACATCTATAACCTGGTTAGACCAATTTTCCCGGACAAAACCAGCGGTAATCGCTGTAGTCGGTGTACGAGCCGATAAACTCATATATGTTTCTCCTTACTTTATTCTCCCAGCAGCCTGTGCTGCGAGTATTTCTTCACGATGTTCCTTCCAAAATGCCCTGTCCTTAATTTGCTCTTTCGTGAAGGTTTTATTTCCCCCACCACCCCTATTAGTATTCAGTAAAAGAGGAGAATTTTCCCCAAGTAACAATTTAGCTTCAGCCTCTATCGCTTCTACAGAACCGTCCGTCAGTGAAGCATGTCTTGACAACAGGTTGGGGTCAACCTCCAACCTGCTAGCAACCTCAGAAACCCTTTCCTTTCTTCGTGCTTCTTCGGCTACCTTTTCGGCTACCTTTTCGGCTACCCCTACCTTTTCCTCTGCTTCCCTAAGTTTCCGTTCAGTATCTTCAAGTTTGGCTTGTACTTCCCTTTCTCTACGGCTAGACTCTAATACAGTGAGCTTCTCAGGTTCATCCCGATAACGCTCTCTGTCAGCCTCATAAGCTCTTTGTTCTGCCTCTCTTAGTCCCGCTACAGCTTTGTTGGCTATCTCAGTAGCCCTTTCAGCCTCCGCCTTTGCCCTTCCAGCAGCAGCTAAAGCATCACTATTAGCCTGTCGCCGTATCTCTGCTACCTGTTCCTCTGTGTACGTTGAAGTTTCCGTTGATTGCTCAGAGGTGTCTACGCCCTGAACTTTCTCTGTTCCGTCCAATACCATTACTTCTCCTCCTATATTTTTTAATAAAAAAAAGCCCACTCAAGGACTTCTAAGAGTCTCTTAAATGGGCTATCGTGTAGCTCTGCTTATGTATGAATTTGGTTACTGGCTAGGGATTTGCACCCTAGAGGATGGTATATGACAGAGCACAGTTCTTCCACTAACCATCTTTGCTGTGGCAAGCGTCTACCTATTCCGCCACCAGTAACCTTATTCAATTGTTAATCTTCTAACTACTAATTAAAGCACACTTTGCTCACATTGTCAAGGTTTTACATCAAACACATTGTAAACCCCGCATTTAGGGCATACAATAGATACCTTACCATTTAGGTCAGCACCGAGTTTCTTTTTACATTTCTTGCACCTTAAATCACTCATCTCGTTTCTCTTAGCAACCTGTCAAGAATATCCCTTGTCTCGTCCGACACCGCTTGTGCTCGCTGTGCTTCAGTTTGTGAACCTAAGTAGATTTTGTACTCATCTCCGGTTAGACTCCCTTCGTCAATATACTCCCCCATGGACTTAGTTACCTTGCCAGTACGGAGTAACCATCTCTCGAACTCTCTATCCGACTGGATATACCACAAGTTGAACCTGTACCATAACCTATCTTTACTACCATACTTACTTGAGTAATCCACATACTGGCTAAAGACTTCTCTGGCTGGAACATTACGGAAGTCAAGCCTCTCATTTTCCAATACCCCCAAGTACACATCCTTATAGAATTCAGGGTTCTCCATCATAAACCAGTCATCTCCGTAGAACTCTTTTACAGGATGGTCTTCAGGTTTCTTTATAGAGTAATAACTAACATAATTATCAATGGCATTAAATGGGACTTTCTTATCATAGGCCTTAATTCTGTGTTCTTCCTTGAGCGTTAGGCTTTCCTTCTCCTTCAAAATATCATACTCTTCGGGTGGTATATAATCAGATGGTTCTATACCCTTAATGCGTTTCATCTCAGTAGCGAATTCGGGGTGTTCAACGAGATAGCGTTCCTGTCTAAATCCCGCCACTGGTAAACTATAGTATGATACAAAATCATCTACCGCAGTAAACCCTTCGGAGTGAGCTTGTATCTCCCTTTTAACAGTATCGTGTTGTTCTGTTCCCTCTTCCAATCCACTGAGTTCTACATTAAGGCGTATTAGTTCCTCATTCCAATCAGATGAGTCATACTTTTCAGGCCAAACCCCCCTTGCCCATTGGTGGGTTTCTGGGTTTTCTATCAGCCACAACTTTGCCTCGGAACTCCCAGCACCGAACTCATCTATCTTCTTCCCACGCTCCACCCACTTCTCGATAATATCTTGGGAGGCATCATTGTCTATTGCCTCAATCCGCCTTATATCTGCTACCCAGTTGGGATTATCTTCCCTGAATTTCTCCCTTGCCAACTTGCGTTCTTCGAGGTCCTCAATATAATTTGGTGCTTCAGTGTTGCTAAAGTTCTCATACTGAGCAGAGAGTTCAAAGTTCTCCTGTTCCAACTTAAATTTCTGTGTAAACAATTCATCGTACTTTTCAGGGTCTTGCTGGAAGGCATAGATAGCCTGTGGTGGTATGTTATACTTCCTCATTAACCTTAGTAATTCAGTGGCACTATTGGGGTTTTGGAAGTCAGCAACCTTGCCCAAGAAGTACAATAACGCCTCTAGTTCGGGAATCTGTTGTCTCATTATAAGCCTACCACCACTCTTAGGGTCAGTGGCTTCATAAGGGATAAAAAGGTCTTGAGCATTTATAATCTCTACAGCCAATGGGTCGCCATCTCGTAAAACCTTATTCTTGCCCTGAGTAGCAACCATATTATTGACAACTGTTCGGTAACTACCAATATCATAGTATTCTGCTTCTTGACCTATAACCAGTTTCTCAAGATTGCCTATCCTGTTTCTCTGTGGTGCTAACTCGGTTGAAGTATCAACACCAAAGACTTTCTCATAGCCGTCTATAAGTTCAGTGTCTATCTTATTAGCCTCAATCAACCTTAATACTTCTTGTCGTGCTTCCTCGGAAGATAACGTTGTGAATTGGCTTGTAACAAACATCTGGGCTTCTTTCTTTGGGTTTTCTTCACGCCATCTTTTTTGTGCTGTATTTCTATTAAGAGTAGGATATTGCTTTGCCCTGATTAGTGGGTCAGATAAATCCTCGTATGACTTCCAACCTTTCTCCCATTTATCTTTTAGTTCCTTGACCTTAATATCTTTACCTTCAAGGTAGAATAATAAAGTAAGCCAGTCCTTTTGTCCACTAGCCACTGACTCCCATTGTTTCAGGAAACTAGGATAACCAGCACTCCTTAATTGATTCCACCCTGACTTCCTCATCCTCTCATCATCCATCGCAATACCAGTTACAAGGTCAGCTACACCACCAGAAAGTTCCAACCCAGGGAACTCACCACCAACCACGCCAGCCAAGTATTTAAGTGATGTTACACCAGTGTATTCCCAAGCCTTTATCCGTGTATTGTCCTCAAGCCACTTACCCAAACCAACAATAAGCATATACATCAGAATGGATTTATAAGTAGTTGACCACGGAAGTTTAGTTGCCGTCTGACCTGTAGCTTGCTCATATCGAGTATAGACACTGGAGGGTCGTTTGCTTACCCACTTTGTCATTAACTCCATCCAGTTCCCAGTCCATGTAGTAAGCATACCGAATACCCTGCCGAGAGAGTTCTGAGAAAGAGCAGAACTATTCATCTTTGTGTAAAGAAACTGGGTATCGGCAGCTACTTCGTCTCCCCTCTCAATCCATACCTTCTCACCAGCGTTCGGCAAAAGTTCCTTTGCCTCTGAATATCCAGACAGGAAGGCATCTGAGACATTCTGCTGATCTGCTAATCTAAAGGCATACATAGCCGATTGCTGTAATCCCTTTGGTAATCTGTTTAGGAAAGAGTCATCCAAACCAGCCAGGAACGCTAACTTACGAGAACGTAATACAAGGGACTTTTCTAATGCCGTTTTCCCTTCAGTAGTAAACCTCATTCTAAGACCATTGGCAAAGTGTTTTGGACCAGTCTCACCTATAATTAGTGTATGCTGACTCAAGTTCCTTATGGCAGTAGTTGCCTTATATCCCATCCACAGCGGGTACATCAAACCAGTAAGGTTGTAAGATACTATTCCAGAAACATTACCTTTTGCTAAGAAATCAGCAAACGCATTACCACCAGGCAAACTTCTTAATCCATCTGCCACTTCGTTAATGGTATTGTTAATCTGTTTATCAATTGGTGCCACCTCACCAGTCATTCTTCTGGAATAATCTTGGAGGTATTCCCTGATAACTCTAGGGGTATTTATGTCATTAGCTATTAAGGCTACCTGCTTGAGGTGTGGTTCATAATACAAAACCCTTAAAGAGACAGCATCATACGCTTCCATAGCAGCAAATGGGTCTTCCAGGAAACCAGTTGCCCCAAGGCGTTCTTTTAAGAACGGGTCTGTAATCTTTGATTGAGTCCTAGCATCAAGGAACCTTGATAAGACAGGGTCTAGTTTACCTTCTTTTAACTGAGCAATCATCTCTTGCTCGAATAAATGAGGAATATACTCTTTTATCCTTTTACTATCGGGAAGTCCCTTTCTGTCAGCCCACTCATTAGCCCACTTCCTAATGTAGTTGACTGCTTGTTTCTCTTCAAAGGTTAAACCAACGACACTGCCTTTCTCGTTTACCTCCCTGAAAACAAGATGCCTCCTGTTTTTGTCAACATTCTTGGCTATTTCCCTTTGCTCTTTTAGTCGGGCAATCCGTTCTTCCCCAATCTCAACCTCGGCTTTCTGGATACCCTTGTATAGAGGATACTGCCCTAATCTCTCAAATACCTTCCTTGTACTTCTAACCCACCTTTCCTTAATACCTATATCTTTTATAAGATTAGTATTATTCTCAATACTTACTGTGATTGTAGTCTCTGGGTCTACTGGAATACCATCGTTAGTTAATGGTTCTGAGGTAATAAATTCAGCTTCTACCGTAGGTTCCGCCTTAACCTGCTCGACTAGTTGGTCAAGTAAATCTTCCGCATCGCTACGGAGTGCATCAATCATTGCCTCACGACCCTTAATATCTACAGGTTTATACCACTCTGCATTATCTACATCAAACAACCACCCCTCTTTACTAAGGGCAGTAAAAGCCATTTTATTTGCCACGTCACGACCTTCTTGTGTTTCTCCGAAAAAGAAGGATTTATAAGTTCTTAACTCTTCCTCTGATAAAACTTGTTCAATGGCAGTATTTACTTCCTCTTCTCCTGCTATTTCCCTGCCAGCTAATCTTACATCTTCTTCAACTTGGGGCGAAATCACTTTCATTCTCAAGAGTTCTATATCAGTTAAAGATTCACCCGCCTCTAATTTCTTTAACATACCAACTAATTCTTGAGCTTGGGCGACAGTTACTTCACCAACCCCTACCTTAGCCCCCGCTTTAACTGGGGGAGTTACTTGAGCAGATACCATCTTATTCCAAGTATCAATTAGAATATGCCCACCCGATAATAGTGATTCGGCTTCAATAATAAACTCACTTTTGTCTCCAGCTTCAAGAGCTTGATTGATGGCAATTAGGTTATTCATTTTATCAGGAAGCCATTTACCGTAAAATTCTGTAATAGCATCTGCATATTGACGAAGTTCTAAATCAGTAGCTTCTGTTGACCCTTTCAACCTAGCTGCATTAGTGCGAAGCCCTGATAACTCTTGTCTTGCAGATTCCAAATTAGCCTGAGTTGGAGGTCTTACCTCACCAGCCCCTACCTTAGCCTCTGTAGTGGGTGTACCTTGAGGGGTTACTTCAGTTCTCTCTACATATATAATGTCACGCCCCCCAACCTGCCTTCTTCCCCTAGTGGTTTCAATTTGCACACTCTTGGGGTACTGGGGATTAGATGGCAACACCTCTTCAACAGTGATTAGCCCATATTCCATAGTCTGCAACTTATCCCCGACTTGTATATCCTTAGGATTTATGGGAATTGTTTTAGCTCCTGGCTTTACTCCCCCTACCTTAGCCTCTGTAGTGGGTGTAACAGCCTGTTTCGGTGTAGGTGTGACTGGTTGTTTGATACCCTTTCCAGGTATCATCTTACCCACTTCGGGTATTTCTTCTGCTTGAGTTGGTGTTTCTGGAACTTCTGTTACTCTAGCCTCCTCAATAGTCTCGCGGACTATCGCATTGCCTTCGGGTGTCTGCATTATTTCATCTAATGCCCTCAAATCAGCCTGTTCGTCTGTAAATCCCTCTTCTCTAAAGTCAGCAGATATGACCTCAAATTCCCCCCTCATCTGCTCAGACATCTTTAGCTTTGATTGGTTCACTACGCCAGACATTACATCACCACCCAACCCCATACCTATACCTATAACGGCACCAATAGCAAAGACTTCTTTGGAAATTGGGTCTAACTTAAACTCCTCATCTCTGGCATGTCTCTGTATTATATCCTGATAAACCTCCTCACCACCTTCACTCAAACCAACTATAACCATCTTACCGCCTATCCTTGCGGTTCTCACTAATCCTGAATTAACTAACGATGCGGGAACCCACTTGGGAGTAGGAGCAAAGGCAATTGCTATCTGGAAGGCATCAGCCCCAGCCAGAATCATATTATTCCTAAAGACCTCGTCAGCTTCTTCTTTGGCTTCTTGCTCAGTCTTTCCTCTAGCGATAGCATCATCATACTGACCGCCAGCTTCTAATGTACTCTCAACAGGACGAGTAAGCAATCCACTAGTAATACCACCTATTACTGCTTGCCATATATTACCCAAGCCCACAGTTGCAGCAATACCAGCCCCAGCACTATATCCGCCTATTGCTAATGGAGCAAGGGATAAGGCAAAGGGAATAGT